TGGAACTCTTATTTGGTTAGCTGATAGAGAAGATCCAGCGAGGCATAGGTTTTCTCAGGACATAGCTGAAATTGTTAAATCCGCTGAATCTAAGCAGGTTCAAGAAATTAGAACTTCAGTTCTTGCCTTTGATGAAGTTGTAAAACGTGCCAAAGCCATCCTTGATTTAGATAATCCCGCAGAAGTTAATTACAAACTGAATGCCTTATCTCTTCAGGCTGGTTATAGAGATCAAACAGCTATTGAAAAAATAATTGTTGACCAACTTCAATATGAAAATCAAACAGGTCTTTTCTCTGCTCAAGATTTGATGAATATGGACATTAAACGTGAATATTTAATTCCAGACGTTTTACCAAGTCCTTCCGTTGTCTTGATTTATGGAGCAGGTGGTGACGGTAAATCAATGAGTGCATGGACTATTGCAAAACATGTTTCAAGTGGAACTCCTTTTGTTGTTAGAGGTGACTTAGTTCCAGTAGAGAAAGGACCAGTCTTAATCTTGAATGGAGATCAGCCTTTAACTCAATTAAAAGAACAATTAGAAGAAGTTGATTATCCAGTGGACTCAAACACCATGATTCTTACTGATTGGCAACTTCAAAGATATGCTCAGTTTGTCACTTTAATGAAAGAGAAAAAGCCAAAATTAGTCATCATTGACTCCTTGATTGGATGTAGCGGAGGAAAAGCTTTCGACGAAAATAAATCCGACTTTGCTACTCCCCTCTATTGGCTCACTAGAAATAACGGAAACCTATTCCCAAAAACAACAATCTTGATTATTCACCATGCAAATAAAAATGGTGGATTTAGAGGTACTTCTGCAATTAGAGATGCTGTTGACGAAACATGGGCATTATCAAAACCTTCAGAAGAGGAATCGGCTCGTATTGGAAAATTCAGTCGTTTAATCACAATTGAAAAATCTCGTCAAGGTCGAATGGGTACTCAACTCGTTATGCAAATGCAAGATGATTTGAGCTTTACAATTGCTGACCACACTCCAGAAGTAGATCACGAACCAACACCTGCTTCTGTTACTGGGCGTGTCCTACAAAAATTAAGAGTTATTCATCCAGAGGCACGTTCCACAAATGCCTTAGTTGATGATCCTCTCTTGAATGGGAAACCCGCTGCAATTCGTAAATCGATCCAACGCTTAGAAAAAAGAGGTTTAATTGAACTTGTAGGAAACGATCCAAAAATATATAGAGCTATACGCGCGTGCGGAGAGGTTCAAGAAAGTGTCCCATTAGGGGTAAAAGCTAGTGATGGAACGCGATTTGGTATGGGACACAAGCATGGGACAAGTGAAAAGTGTCCCATTGGAACGTAAGCATGGGACAAAAGTAGGGTGTCCCATCAAGGTGTCCCATTGATTTAAGTAGTGATGGAACGGGGTTTGGTGATTTAGGACACTTTTGGATATATCCCCCCGCGTGAGAGAAAAGAAAATATAACTAATTCCTTAAAACTACTTCCTTCTAATTAACTGTTAGAGTATTATTCTAATAGTTCACAAGGAAAGTATGTCCGAGGTCTATGAGGTCTACTCGTATGAGTACGACCCAGAATTAGAAACCCTATATGTTGAAGCAGAAGTGGCAGATGCTGTTCAAGCTTATCCAGCTACTTTGTACGAACCAGAACAATGGACTCATGGACGCTGCCATACAACAATTTTTTGGGACGTAGAAACAGATCCACCTCTTTCAAATCAAAATCTTAGAAAATATCTAAACAAGCATCAAGACCAAAACTGGCTGCTAATTCCTTTTGAAGGTGCAGACGATGATGAAGATTACAGCTTTTCTTCTTTTCGCAATTTAACTAACTATTCAATGTAGAAAAATGAATCAATCAGAAGCTTTAAACACTTTTAAAACCGCAGCAAGACATGGTTCTAGTTTTGAATCTGCACTAGGAAAAGCAGGGGTATTGGCAGACGCCGATAACAAAGCATTGATGTTTAGAACATGGCCTTTTTTCTTGCAAAAATTTGGGCCTAGTTCTGCTTTATACAAGGAAGTTTGATGACTTCTCATCAAGAAGAACAAATCAAAAGGATTGAAGCTCGTATCAAAGAGCTTCTCCTAATTCGCAAACACCTCAAAAAACAACACCAAAAATAATGACTTATTCAAGTATTATAGTATTATTTAAAAAACTACAATAACAATGAGTGAAGCAAAAAAAGGCCACGGAAATAGAAAGCATCTTCAAATTCTTCTAGCTCCACATAGAGGAAAGCTTTTTATTGACCACATGAAAGAGCAAGAAATTAAGCCTACAGCTTGGATTAGAGAAATGGTTTATGACTATTTAAAGAAAGTTATACCCAAAGATGTTTATAAAGAAGCAAAGCGTAAAGATGATTTAGACTGGCAACAAACAGTTCAAAATCGTTTAGAAGGTCGAGCTTTATCCAAACTCTTAAACTCAGTAAGAAAATGAAACCTCCTGAAATCAAACTATGTGGTACTCGTAATTTTAAAATTGTTGATGGCAAAAGAATTTGGCTCACTCCTCCTCCCAATGGATATATGTGTACGGATGGAACACTTTGGATAAACCCAAAAGATGAAAAAACTTCTTGATCTCATTGGATCGGCTTTTGTTTACAGAAGCCCTTTACCCAAAGAAGGTTTTGCGAATTTCCTTGAACAGCTTCCTAGCCGTAAATTAAAATCGTTAGCTGGAACTAAAACGCATTACAGCAAAAAACAATTAGTTCAAATCATCCTATTGGACAGTATTTATGGCAAACCCACTAATCGGACAGAAATTTCAAATCAACGACCCAGTGATAAAACAAACGATAGGGGGAACAAGCGTACCCCTAAAACCTAGGACGGGTAACATTAAAAATATTTTAAAAAAGAAAAATAGCGCAGGTCGGGAATATTTTTACTATGAAATTCAATGGAGCGATTCAAGAACTTCTATTCATGCTCAACATGTATTAAGGCCGTTACCAAAGACTAAATAAACGTTCAATAGTTGTTTTCTTTCTCTCTTTTGTTTTTCCCACTGGGTTTTGCAAACAAATTACTCTTGCCTGTAATTCAGCAATTTTTTCTAAACAATTAGCAATAAAAAATCCTTGTTGATAATTTTCTCTTGTAATGCATTCAGCATACCTTTTTAACTCTTCAATATTGTCTGCTTCTTTTATTTCTAAGACTTGTTTTTCAACTGTTAATTCTTCTTCCAAACTAGGAGGTTCAGCTAAATCTAAGATAACGGAAAGTTCAATAGGTTCCACAGGATCTTTCATTTTTTAACTTTTCTCCGGTGCGGAGATCACGTTTGCCTCCCCATATCCAATTTCTATACCAACTTTGCTCAGTTGTCAGTAACTCAGGGGCAGCTTTAGTAATCTCTGTATACAATTCTGACACCGCTGAAATGTGATATGGATCGCCTCTGTCATAAGCATCAAAAAAATCTCTTAAATCAAGATTCTCCTTCAAAATCAAAGTTTTTTTCCAGTTCCTCCGCCTTCTCAGCCAAGCCTGTATAAAGCCCATGAAATTCATGATCAGGTCGATGTCTTCCGTCTAAAACATACAACCGATCCATACGTAACGCACGCTGACGTTGTTCTTCTGCCCACTCTTTACCCATTACTGTGGACATAGCTGTGTTTTCAATTTTGCTCATTGTAATTTTGTTGATTTGTTTGGCCATAATCTATCTTCTATAAACTCAACTGCTTGATCATCTAACGTATTGTCAGTTTGCTTCACCAAAGCTTTTAACAAATCCACAATTAGTCGTTTGAAAGCTTGAGTTTGAACAAAAGCAAGGAGGATTGGTTTGAAGATTACAAGCATAATAAAAACCTAACTCTTCCCAAGACTAGACATTATTGGTAATTTTGGGTTGGTCTACCCGTCCCCCATCACCCAGACCCGATAAAACCCCCCTGCCTAGGTCTGCATAGGGGGTTTTGTTGTATCTAGTTAGAAGAAGTTTTCCTCCAGTTTCTCTGACGGGTATAACCAACCTCAGATAAGCTAGCAACTTTTAGTTCCAAAGCATTTAATCGTTTAAAAATCTCACGAATATCTCTTTCCCTCCTTGTACTGATATTGCTGATGGCCATTAAAAAAACAGAAGCCGTTGCTCCTATAACAGCCGCCACTATTTCAGGCATGTACTTTTTTACAAACTTTGCCTAGATTAGGCATGTTTCCGTTTTTTACCTATGAGTGAAGAAACAACTGAAAAGAAAAACGTCTTCCAAAAGTTGAAAAACAGTATGGATGATAAAGAAGAACAATTAGCTGTTTTATCTACTTTTGTTCGTTTAGGAGTATTAGTTTGGAGCGGATTTATTCTGACTTTAAACTACATTACGATCCCCGGATGGCAACAATCAAAAATCGACCCAACCTTTATAGCTTCAGTGTTTACTGGGGTTTTGGCTAGCTACGGAGTTGAAACTGCAAAAAAGAGAGGAGACGGAACTTATAAATCTGACGATGAAAAACCTATGAATAAAAGAGAAATTCAACAACTTTTATCAACTCAATCAGGTACATATCAAACAATCAGAGTAGAAACTCCTATTAAGATAGAAGGAGCTGAAATTGTAAAAACCGATCCAATTACAGGTCGGGAAATAGACAATCAAGGAAAACTTGTATGAAAAAACTACTCCCACTCCTTTTGTTATTGGCTGCTCCTGTTCAGGCCGATGTCCGTCACTCCATAAAATCGAGTGCAACTATTACTCTTGATCCTGCCTATTCAAGTGCAACAAGAATAGGTTCAACTTATTCAGCAACAGGATCTAATATCACTCCTTCAACAACAATTTCAGGGACAACAACCTCTGGAGCTGTGGGAGGATTGAATATTGGTTCGGTTACGGCAGGAGTCCCCGCTTTTATAGATACTGACTTTGCAGTAACAACAGCCGGTTCAGCCTTTAGCGTCACAGAATCGCTGACTCAAGGTGATGCGATCCAATCTGCTACAACAGTTAGCTCTGGTGTTGTTGGTTCGCTTCCTTCGCTTGGCTCTACTGTTACAGGTTCGGGCGGAGTGAACGGAGGAACGATAACGAGTTTGACTTCAGGCGTGCATACCTGCAGCGGAACTATGGGAGCTGGCTCTAGCTGCACTGCAACAAGCATTATTGAAACTTTGGTTGACTAATGTTTATCTTTTTTACCCTGCTAATAATATTCTCTATCCTGTTTGTCCTATGGGTGAACCTGTCTAATCCAAATGAATGAAGAAATTAGTCGCTCTATTTATATTATTAATTCCAGCTAAGGCACTAGCTGTGCCAGTAGTTCCTAACTTTTCGTCAGGAACTATGTCGGCTGTCACCCGCACTACAAGTGTCGTCACGGAAAATATAACATCTCATGACTATAATACTGGACACACTTACACATTAAACGGAACAGGCTTATCAATTGATGGCAACATTTCACCCGCCCCAACAACTACAACCCAAACAATCAACGGCACAAATTACACATGGACGGGAGCCAATCTAACCAACAAACCAAACGTGACCATCACAACAAATGGAAACCCATTTCAATTTGTAGAGAGTTATACAGGACCCGGTCTATCGAACGTGACCAACATAATACGCACAAGTACCATCGAAAGCGTCACCGAAACTACCTCAGTCTTCTCACAATAATCGGCCTTATATTATCACCTAAAGTATTAGCAAATACCTCCCAAACAGCAGCTCCCGTCGCTAATTCCAGCGGTTCAGTGACGAATATGGCAATACAATCCTTACAAGGTAATTTAATACAAAATCAGTATGGAGGTAATATTTTATGTCAGGGTCCGATGTTAACTTTCAGCCCATTTGTTACCGACTCTCATCAATATTCTATACCTAGAGAATATTGGTATTCTCAGCCACAATACGGAGATGATGGAGAAATAACGCACTACACACAAAACAGAACAGGACAGAAGGACAATCACGCATTGAACCTCGGTTTTTCTATGACCTTTTCGATCCCACTAGATAATTCACTTCAAAGAAGATGTAAGCAAGCTGTTGACAATCAGCTAGCCCGAACAAAACAACTGCTAAAAGATAGTCAACTTAACTGGCATATCGCTCGCTTGAAAAATTGTGGGGAATTACGCTTAGCCGGAATTGAATTTCACCCTGATTCTCCCTATGCAGACCTTTGTAAGGACGTTGTTGTAAGACCTAAATTAGGTCAAGTCCTTCCTCATCGACATAACATCCCAGTTACTTCGTCTTCTTCTTCTTCTTTGCCTTCTTTAGAGGTGGGAGACCTTTCTTCTCCCGATAAGCGTTAGCTCTGATTTCTGACAAAGTTGGTTTTGTTGGATTCTTACCTAATAGTTTTTGAACTCTGGTCATCACCTGTTTAACAATCGGCTTTACTACACGTAATAAAATCGGAGTTGAAGCCGCTGCACTAGTTGCAATAATCGCAATCCCTCCAACCTGAACAACTTGAGGAACACTTGGAATTGCATCAACAATCTGTTCAGCAAATGAGACTTCTGAATATTGAGTAACGCATCTATTCCCGATTAGTTCATATCCTGTTATCTCTTTCGTTCCCTTCCCATCAGGAATTTTGGTCCCGATTTCTGGAGCGTCAGGAGGCGGGCAATCCTCGTTTTTCTTGGGG